TTCCTTTCCTGTCCGTTCAGACGTGATTTCAGCTTCAGTAACTCCGGTTGGTTCTTCGGGTGGTTCTTCTTCATTGTATTTAGGTATTCCGAGATTCGGGTCGCCAACATTGGTCGCGCTCGGCTTACCATCGTCGGCTTGTTGTTTGCTGAACTTCTTGAGGAAGTCAGATGTATTGCCCTTAATCGGAACTTGAGGTTTAGACTTCAGTTCTGCGATTACTTCTGCTGTGTTGTCGGTGTCTGCCATAAATTAGATTTCGTCGAGGTCTGGATCAATCGTGCTTTCTTTAAGTTCTTTAGTTCTTGAAGAAGACTTGGTTTTTTTGAATGCTCCTTGTTCCTCTGTTCCAATAGCATCAATAGCTTTGATTGCATGGATAAGTGTGGTTACTCCTTCTGGTGGGTTTACGTTAAGCAACAGGTATGCCTGTAGCTTGTTCCAGTCTTCGTGTGCTGTTATTGCCGCGCATAGGGATTTTACTTTTTCTGTTGTCATTGTGGTTGCATTGGTGTCGGTGTGGTTTCCATCTCAACTACTTCTGTTGCCTCTGGAGTCTCTACCTCTTCGGTTTCCATCTCCTCTGGCTCTTCGATTTCTACCTCTTCTTCCATTGGTTGCTCTGCTGCCATCTTGCCTTTTACCTTTTGAATCTCGGCGCGAGCTTTGGCTTTCTGGAGAGCGAGTTGAGTGATACCTTGTTCCTTGCGCTGCTCGGTGCGCTGGGCGTGGCTGATAGATGCCTTGCCAATCGCAATGTCGGCGAGCTTCTTCTTGGTGTCGATTTCGATACCGGACTTCGCAGCGAGGTATTGAAGTTTGACATCTTCCTCGGAGTTTGGTTGGCCTTGCTTTTGAGCTTCGGCTTGAGCCATCTCCACGTATACGGACTGAAGATCGTCGGCCATTTTCTGCGCCTCGTTCATTCCTTGCATGAATTGTTTCAAGAAGTCCTGCTTGGATTGGTCTTTGCTGATATACTCAACGTGCGCCATGATGTGACCACCCTTGAACTTGATGGAACGCATCGCTAGAGACAGATCATCCATGTTTGGCTGACCAGCCTGCACGGACTGCATATTCATCTGCAACTGCATCACCAAGTCTTGGAAGTGACCTTGAGCGTGTTCAATGTGCGGATCGGTTGGCAGCACAGGGAAGTTTGCTGGGTTAACGAACGCATCAGTCATACCAGCATTCTCAAATCCGATGATACGAGTTGTATCGTCGATCTTGCTTACCTTAGTATTCCGGTAGCGAGCTACATTGTCTCGTCCAGAGAGTGCCGCGATTGCGTCCTTAACTGCGTTCTCTTGGCCCTCGTTCGCTGGGGTGATTGCTGTGATGTTCAGCAACTTCTCTGCGGTAATCAGTTTGAACGATGGGCTACCCGCACCATTGATGAGGTTGGATCGGATGCTGGTGATGTTCTTCCATTGCGCGGCTTCTCGCGGAGTCTTGAGTTCATCAAGAATCTCGTAGAACTTCTTAACGAATTCGTATCCATCGTCGCTGGATTTCGAGCTTACAAAGCGTTTGTAGAGTTGTTTGAAGTAAAGCGTCTGGCACTCGTTGAATCGGCGGATTTGCGTTCCAGAGAGTTTGGCTGATTCAGCAGCATCTAACTCTGCTTCGCCTTTCGTGCGCTGTTTTCCTCCAGCGGTGGGAGCGTTGATGCGATACTGCCCCATGCCCCTATACATATCTCCCATGAAGAACTGCATGAAGCTCATGCTTTCTGCTACTGGGAGTTGGAAGCGGTTCTGAATGAACTTCGCCCCGTCTGGCATGACGCTGATTGGCAACCATTCCATCTGCTTCAACATCTTCGTTGCGTCTGGCCCTTGGCCTTCGATCATCAACATGGAGTTTAGTCGCACTGCATCAACCAGCGAGTTCATCGTGAAGTCATACTGACGGCAAGCTACGAATGCCGACTCTGCTTGGCTCTTGATGTCTTGGAAGAGTCCGCTGCCAACCGAATCGGTGAGCATATACATGATCTCATCCCAAGAGTTAAAGAGTCCTACCTTGAGCATCATAAACCCGTGCTGGGTTCTGATGTCATCTTCGCTGATCTTGCCTGCTCCTTTTACATTGGAGTTGATGTAGTCAGCAATCGGTTGGTAGTCTTGGAGGATAATCGCCTTGCTGATCTTGCCGTCGAACTCCCTCCAGTATACTTCGTATAGGTCAATCTTTTGATTAACAGAGAGTGACCAGTTGAACCCTGCCTCGCTGATCGTGCGGAAGAAGTCCTCGCGGGTCTTGCGGTGGTTGCTGAATGCGCGGTGGAATCGGATGGCATCAATAGCCGCATCAACATTCCAGCCCATTGCTTCTGCCGCAGCACGATTCTCGATCTTCTTGTAAAGTTCGTATGGAGTCAGACGGACACGGCGGACAAACTCCTCAAGGTTGCAGAAGTCGATCCTAATGTCGTCTGGAAAGAGAAGGTCGGATAGGAAGACGTGTTCTGGCATCCATCCCATAGGTGAATCCCACATTCCGATTCCCTTTCCATACAGCAACATTTCCTCAAGGTCTTGCTCTGTATTGTAGAGGTATCCGGGCCATTCGCGGATTGCTTGGTCAAACGCGATGGAAATGTTTTCGGAGTTAACTAGTCGTTCTTTTTCATTTCCGTATTTTGTCTTGATCGTGCAACAAGCCTGACGTTCTGTAATTACATCGTAGTAGCTGGACTTCTGGTTGTCTACGATAAATCCAAGTTGCCCGTAGTTCACATCAGACTGCCAAGGGAGACGCTTTTCCGCGAGCTTGCTATATCCTGTAGGCGGAAACATTTTGTAAGCCTTATAGATACGCAAGCGTTTATTCTCCCGCCCGATGTTTGCTAGTCGCAGGTGGTTAGCAATGTTCCACGCATGATTGGCGTTGGAGATTCGTGTTTCTGGTGGTTTGCCATCTTGGTCGAGAGTGGCAAGTGAGAAGTTGTCTTGGCCGATGGATAACATAATTTTTATCGTTTACGATAACGAGTTAAGCGCATTTCTTCGGCGGTTGCAAGAAGAACATCCGCGAGCTTTATGCTCAAGTTTAGTTCCAAGAACTTTGTCAGTAGTCTTCGCTACCGTATGGATCACTTGCGCGATCTTGTCTCCTAGACCATCGCTATACCAGCAACGATCACTTGGCTGACGCTGGCAGATTTGATCCTCGACCATCTGCTCGATATTGGCAGGCACTTCGATTCCGTTAGATGTATAGTCCTTTCGGATATTCTGCATTAGGCTGCTCCATGTGCTTCCGTAAACAATAGCCGGGAACGTGAGCTTATCACGCTTGATCTCATACTTCCAATACCACCCGCCGACTGGAGCGAGATTTTTGTTTTTAAGTTTCATCTTGCCTTTGCGCGGAAAATATATTTTCTTATTGATATGTCAAGAGCTTTTTCTTCAAACAAGGGAATTCGTAAATACGGCATTCAGTTTCCAGAACACATGGATGATCTTGGTATTGAGTTGTATTGCTACGCCATCAGTCGCGGAGAGTATGGGAAAGAGTATTGCACTAAACATAATATCAATATCGGTGACTTTAAATTACTTTCACCGCACGAACACTTCATCAATGCCGTTAAACTCCAATGGCCAACTGAAGTTTCTATCTACAATCGCGGCTATACCAATACTCAGTTGTTGAGGACACTTGAGGAGCTTTGTAACAATACAGATATCTGTTTAGCCGGGGCTGCTTCGATGGGTAAATCTTTTCCTGTTGGATTATGGGTCTATCTCGATTGGTGTTCTGCTCCGCATTGCACTTCTTCTTGGGTGGCCACTACAACTCTCGGTGCGTCCGAGGATCGTATCTGGGGTATCATTTCTAAGTTATGGAAGTGTGCCGCCGTTCAGTTTGGAAAGCTCATTGACTATCGCCACATGATTGTTTGGGGTGGCGCGTCCAATGATGAGGATAAGGATTACCGAAATGCTATCAAGGCTCTTGCATTCCAGTCCGGTAACGAAGGACAGAAGGCTATTGATACCACCCGTGGTCGTAAGAATGACCGGATTAGGTTAGCACTTGATGAGCTACCAGAAATGGAACTAGGCGCGATTACCGCCAAGGTGAACTTGTCTGCTAACAATGATGTGACATTCATTGGTATTGGAAACCCATCTGCTGGTGACAATCCTCACACTCGTTGGGCCATGCCTAAAGGCGCATCTAACTTTGATTCTGTTAATCCAGACATGGACAAATGGGAGACTGGAACTGGCGTTTGCTTGTTCTACAATGGTATGCGCTCTCCCAACTTCGCCGCGCCTGCCAATGAACCTTCTCCATTCCCATTCCTCATGGATCGGAAGAAGCAGGAGATCATGCTTAAACAATGTTATGGAGACGAGAATGCTATTGACTATGTTCGTAACGCTATTGGTTGGTGGCCGAAGTCGGGATTTGCTCAAACGATTCTCACCGCCGATCTGATCCGTAATGCTAATACCAACGAAGAACCATTATGGGATTCTGAAGGATTCACCAAGGTAGCTGGATTCGATACAGCGTTTACAGTTGGTGGAGACCGATGCGTTCTGACTATCGCCAAGCTAGGCTTTGTTCGCGGGACTCGCAATCGTGTCATGTATCTGGAGAGTCAGAAGGTTATTCAGTTATCTGCTAATGCCGCCGCTGAGTTTGAGATCCAGCTTGCTACTGAAGTTGTTAATTATTGTAGGTCGGCTGGAGTAAAACCATCCAACTTCGGAATGGACGTTTCCGGTGATGGCGGACGAGTAGGGCAGGCTATTATTCGCGAGTGGCTACGATCTCTT